GTTTCCCAGTCACGATCGATACAACTTCAATTTCACGCTCTATAGACTGCTTACGCATATTCCGCAGTTCTACAATATCTCCAGATAATGGCGTGATAGTAGTCCAAGCAAGCGAGCCGAGTAAAGCAAGAGTACCAACACAAGCAGTGATTATACCCGTGTAATTCGCAGGCCTGTTAAGATGCAGACGCATTTCAGAAATAGCTGCAACAACACTGTCAACTTTGTGGTCGATGCCACCAACAGTAGCTTTCAAACTAGCAATATCAGCAGAGTTACTGTTGGTAGTGCTCCACAGTTTCTCTAAGTTCGCTGAATATGCGTGATCTTCCATGCCTTCAATCATTTACCCAAAAAATCCATTACATTACCGTTAGCAATACGCAGTTCACCTGAGTCCAACAGAGTTTGCTTTAGTGTAGCATCACTCTGTATGGCACCAATGACATGCGCAACAGCTGTAAGAAATACCTCAGCTGAAGTCTCACCTACTGGAGGTATAGTGATGGCTGTTGTGTAGTACGTACCAGACAAAGCCCATAGCTCTCTGCGCTTCTCATGGAAAGAATCTTCATCGCCTTCAATAGCTTCTGTACCAAAAGCAATATCGGCGATAGAAGTAGTATTATCGAAGTTGAAGTATGCGCCGCGAATACGCGTGTGCGTAGCTTGAACTTCTTTCGGCTCTTGTATAGTGACGAGTTCGCCAGCTGGAATTTGAAGGGCCATCGTACTCTCCTACGGGATTGCCGCTATTTGGGCTTCAACCCAAGCTTTAGTTGCTACGTCTTGTGCATCAACAGGATCAACTACATCAGTGATACGGTGAGTATTCATTGACAACTGACCGTTGAGTCTGCTATTATAGTCATCACTTTGATAGATACACCAATCACCTGCCGGAACAGTCGTTGTACCTAACAAAATGCTAGTATTGTTTGTTCCTTTTGTTAGTTCTGCGACTACAACTCCTGTCTGATTAGTCACAGTACCTGCGCCGACTATGTCTAATACAGCTAAACCAGTAGCAGTAGTGATAGTGCCGCCAGCGTTAACTTCTGGTCGTAGTTCGATATTACGGTAAGTAGTAATAGTAAACGAGCCACTACCCGACGCTCCAATGCCAGGAGCAGACAGAATGTCAACAAAGGTGAATGGAGCAGCAATAGTTGCATTTACGGCATCGTATGTAGCTTGATTGACTAAGGTGTAAACGGCACCAGCATTTCCGCTAGTAGTATACTCGACGGTCGCGTGGTTCCAGAATAGAAAACCACCAGCAAGAATATTGGCTTTACCGTCAATTGTGTGAGTACCAGCAAATTCAACTGCAGGAGATATACTAATGTCTCCAAAAAATGCATCAATGCCAGTATACGCCCAAGTTTGATCTTCGATTAGAGAAAGATACGCAGGAGCATAAGTGCTACCAGTATAAGATGCACCTGTACCAACTAGGTCTATACGATCGACTGCGTTTAACTCGAAGTTATCCGCGTCTAGATCGCCACCTAGCTGTGGTGTTGTGTCTTCTACAACGTTCTCAAGGAAAGTGTCAACAAAGTGAATTGTTGAATCCGCTACGTGCGCATCAAGCGCAGCATGGGATAAAACTCCGGAATTTGCAATAGCTCCATGGTCAATACTACCAACAGTAAAGTGTATAGTGCTGTCAGCAATATGAGTATCGATCTGAGCATGCGTGTTCGTGCCGACATTTGTAATGGCGGTGTGATCAATGCTACCCACTGTAAAATGCAGAGAGCTATCAGCAATGTGAGTATCGATCTGTGCGTGGGTGTTGCTACCAACATTAAGTATAGCGGCATGGTCAATGCTACCAACGGTAAAATGAAGTGTAGAGTCACCGATATGGGTATCGATTTGCGCATGAGTGTTTGTGCCTACATTTGTTATTGCAGTATGATCAATACTGCCGACAGTAAAATGTAGAGTACTGTCAGCGATATGAGTGTCGATTTGTGCGTGCGTATTGGTGCCGACGTTAGTAATGGCGGTATGGTCAATACTACCAACAGTAAAATGTAGAGTACTGTCAGCGATGTGAGTATCGATGTCTGCATGAGTATTCGTACCTATGTTGACCAGCATCGTGTGATCATTAGTGCCACCACCGCCACCAGCTGGAGTAGCCCAAGTACCGTCGTCACGCAAGAACCGTCCGCTGACAACACCAGGATCAGGCACCCAACCAGAGCTACCAGAACCCTGGAAAATAGGGTTGATAGTCAGCCAAGTAGCGTTTGGTAAACGAAGGCGCAGTTTCTCAGAAGTGTCGATTAGAGCATCGTCTACCCAAATAAACCGAACGTCATCGACACCAGCATTAACAACACTACCACTGCGTAGCTCAAACAGTAGTTGAACAGTCACACTGGCAGTACCGGCAGGAATACCTTCTACGAATATGGTAGTCCACGCGCCTTGTACTGGACCACGAGCGCCATAAACAGTAACTGTGTCGAGAGTAACATCGACAGAGTTCTTGAAGATGAGTCGAAGTCCTGCCTGATCGTCTGAGTTAGAGGTATTGCCTGACGTGATAGCAGACAAATACATAGTGTCTACGTTAGGCGGAATACTAATAACGACTTGTTCACTTACGTGGTCAGAACCGCTACTGGGTTGAGCTGCATACGTGCCTTGCTTAGCGAAAGAAGCAGAAGTAACGCTTTGTAGCGGGTTACCTGAAACATGATCCCAACTAGAGGGTGGTGAATCACCAAGTTCAAAGTCACCGTTGGCTAGCTGATTAGTAGTAAAGAACAGCGGGGTTGTGTCAATACCCCACTCGACTACAGCTCGCAGCACAGCGCCATTGTTAGCTGTTCCTGTGTCACCACGTATTGCGTGCGCGTATACGATAGCGTACGTGGCATCAGGTGGTACGAGTGCTTGTAACAAGTGCTCTTCAGGTGCGCCGGCATCCGTAGTAATAGAAGCTACAGCAACACCACCAATAACTTCGTCATCGGCGTTATACAGACGAATCTCGGCCATGCCTGCATCGACGCTAGAGCTAGTTGTAATACCAACCCAAGTGTCTAGCCTGACCCGTGCAGCATTCGCAGGAATCGCGAGAGTCTGAGAAACAGTAGTCAGAGCATCAGACGAACCACCACGAAACGCACGAGTACCACCATCATCACTATCGTTATAGTATTGAGGTGTACCTGTTTCGATAGTCCAGCCTGTGCCATCAGACTCAAAGTCACCGTTGACTTGGTCTGCTGCTGCTGTCCATGTAACGCTACCGACCATTAAATGTCACCATACCAAAAGTCACCAGCCAAGGCTTCAGCTGCAGGATCGCTTGATCCAAAGAATGTTTTCGAATCTCTTGTGCGCCACTCGACGTCATAGTCATCAGAACTAGCTTTAGCCAGTATACTGTTAGTGTCACCACCAGCGGGAAGCTCAACAGGTAAATCGGCCCATTCAACATCATCATTGCCAGTGCCAGACTTACGTAAGTACTGACCTACAGCACCACTAGGATGAGCAGGTACAACTTTCCATGAGTCTGTTTCTGGATCGTACTTCAGAACTGAATCTGTGTCGAAGGGTGGTAAACCATCAACGTCAACGTCAAAAGTAGTCTTGTTCTGCTTAAACGCGTAGTCGAAAATCAGCTCAAACTCAGCAGTGGGAGCTCCATCGAAAACACCAGTCCAAAGTATGTCAGCTGTAATACCAGCTCGACCACTACCGCTTGTCCCGTGCCCGAAGATAATCTCGTAATTGTCAGGATCAAGTACAGACGTCCAAAACGGTCTGTCAGATAAGTTGAAGTTACCTGATTGAGTGAGCGAAGTCGAATTCGTGTGTATCTGAGGACCTTCATTGTCGCGATCATCCCAGCGAGAGATCATCGACAAGACACCAAAGGAGCGACCTATGGTGACAGAGATACGTCTCCAGATAGGTGTAGGTCCATCATAGCCAATTGGGCCATTAAGGATAAGCTCACACGCATCATCTCCATCAAACAAGTCACCTTGCGCGTATGTGATTCTGCCTGTGACTGGGTCCCACTTGATCACATACGCTGGACCAAGACCTTCGACAGTGAAAAGCACACCACCAGAGGTATTACCTGGGCGTACAATAGCAGTCAAAGTGATACTGTTAGGATTACCAACACCACCTTGTTTAATCTTGTAGGCAGTATTAGGTGGAGAACCGCCTTGCCAACTGATTACTTCTACGCCGGAGCCGTCACAAAAATCAAGCTCACCTAGTACAGACGTAGAAGTACCTCCAGCATCGTACATTTGGCCGTAAGGCAAATCTGGTACTGCTGGCACGATATCACCAGAGACCGGACTGGTGAACTCAGCATCTTCCAAAAAATTCCTGGTCAGGAAGAGGAAGTTACCGCCGTATATGTCGAAGAACTTGCCCAGCGATTCACAGTCTTGGAGGACAATCTCTTCCTCTTCGCTCTCTTCGTCTATGACATTGCGGCCATTGACTTTGATGCAGTAGCAGTCTAGCAGTGTCGGGCACCACTTTTCTGCTACTGGGTCCCAAGCTAGAATCTCTCCACCTATGAAGGTTTCAGTGCCAGGTCCGTCAGAACATACGTCAGTGTGGAATGGACCATACAGAGCGTGTGGTTGCGGCATGCCATCGCCGCCTCCACCATCACCACCGTCTCCGCCACAGATAGCTCGTTGCCAGCGACCGTTATCTTCGGCAGGTACTGTGTTAGGCTTGAGAATGTTAAGACCGTCGTCGTCCTCAGTACTGTCTTCGTTATACCAGTATTCGAGGTTGCAACCTTGTTGGTGCAGTTGAACACGGGTATAACGACAAATATCTAGCGAGCGAATTTCCGCGATAGAGCGGAAGATGAAAGTCAGTTCAATCTGCTGTTCATCAGATATAAGAGGGCCGCGTTGCTGCTGGATTGTACCAGCACCAATAGCGAGGTCGTTGTGAACGACAAGCTGTTTTTGAATCAGCCTAACCGCCATTTAACTGTTCCTGTAGCTCTTGTATCATCCGACGAGCTTCGTGATCAACATAGTCGACACGAACCCAACGACCCATGTGGTTAGCTGTATGAGGCGCGATGAACTTCTCGCCATCATCGACAGCTTCCATCAACGGGTCATACCGGTATTCGATCAGTGGACCTTCTGTATGCAGAGCGACACGGGTGTATCGCTCAGTATCCAGGAATCGAATCTCTTCCACTGTGCGGAAGATAAAACACAGCTCGATCTGTCGTTCTTCAGTTTCGACGTTCAAGCTCCGCCGCTGCGTAACTGTACCTGGGCCTAGCTCCAGATCGTTATGTACGATGCGATTTGTGTTTACCTTACGCGCGCGTAAAGGTTTTACGTTATCCGATTGCATTGTAGTTTGACTCGAACCATGCAGCTTCGACAGAATCAGTAGATGCGATAGCGCTGATTTCTGTCAAAGCTCGTTGATATAAGACGAACTCCTCGTTGCCCATAGCACGATTCTGTACGTCGAGGTCATTACGCAGCGCCTGAGCAACGATGTAATGCTTCAGAGCTGTGTCAAAACACTTGTCAAGCGGTAGAACGTCGTCTACACACTCTGGTAGTTCAGGACACTCAGTGTAGTACACGATGAATGCCTCAGATACGGACATACCAGTAAGTACACCGTATAGGTTGTTAGAAGACTCACTGTCTACCTCAGGATCGATGATAGTACCGATCACACCGTAGGTAGTATCGAGAGTGTAGTCTGTAATATCAGTTGTTACACCGTACACACTATCGATAGTAGTGAACTCTTGCTCGATATCACCAAACGGTCTTGGATAAACCCGTATCTCGCGGCGTTTAATCTCATCGAACACGAAGTGCGTAATACGACCGTTGTTATCGATCGTGTACCGCCAGTCTGGCTCGCGGTTAGCTGACATCCATCTCGAGGAGACCAGCGGACGCAATTCCCAGTCATAGGTACAGTGAGAAACTTCCAGGATGTTGTCTGGAAGCTGGTAGATTTCCTGTCCACTGACGATAGGGATTGCGATAGAATTCTTGAATAGCCGAGATTGGATGGCTATGTCAGTGATGCCTTCGCGAAGATTGCGAATAAGAGCGGCATCAGACCAACGAGTCTTGTCGTGGTCGTTCAGTGTATCGCGTACACGCAGAAGTAGGTCGTCAACTCTGCTCATGATTACTCCTGATGCAACAAAATCCCGGGCACCGAAGTGCCCAGGATTCGTTGTTGACGAAACAGATTAACTGACGAAGTTCGTCAGCTCACCTGTAGCCTGGTTGTACTCGATGTACTCGATGATCACCATCGCTTCACCCTGGGAGGGATCAGCGCTGAAATCAGCGGTTACGATCGGACCAGTCTGCACGGAGATGCCGGTATTACCGACAACCACCGTATCTGCTGAACCGTCGAGTGCGACCGCGCTATCCAGCTCGGTACCGCCGGCGAAACCCAGATCGACTGTGAGCGAGGCATCAAACGAAGAGATGATGACTGTGTGCACAGCAGTGATCAGGATGTTCTTGGGCAGAACTCCGAGTTGGAAGTCGTCAGTGTTGGCTGCACCGGCAGCAATGAGAGCCGCGATTTCAGTACCGAGCAGCCTAAAAGCTGCAACTGAGACATCGCGTTTCTTGTGCCGACCTTCCTTGCGAGAGATATCGATATTCGCCATAACGTATTACCTCCCTATTGGACTTCCAGGTCAACAGCGACAACGCCGTAGTCAAGATCAGCGATCTTGGCTGCTTCGTAGTCAGATTGCTCTGCTGACATGTACGTCTTCTTGGTCTCCATCCAGACTTCCATGGCAGACTCGGAGGTGATACCGAAGTCCTCAGACAGTTGCCACTTGTAATCGGGATGCTTACCCATGGCCAGCTGGATTGCGCCAGCGCCCAGGATCAGACCGCGTGAATGGAGCTCACTGTCGGCGTAGTCAAAACCTTCTTGACCAGTCCAGGGAGCGGTTGCAGGGTTGGCACCGGCGTATTGACGAAGGCCTGCAATTTCAATTTCGGAAGAGTTGAGACCCCAGCCAGTGGCGGAACCATCAGTTTTACCGAAGAATTGTTCTGCAGAAACAATCAGCAAGGAACCAAGCTTACCGATCACACCTTTGATGTTACGGTTCTCAGAACCGCGGACATCGCCAGAGCGAACAATAGTCTGGTAGCCAGCTGTGTCTTGACGCAGGATAGCAGCCATAGCCGCGTCGATGACGAACAGCCAGCAAGGCTCGCCGTCTTTCGTGCGGTAAGGTTGCAGCGGACGACGCACTCCGCCAGTAGTGTAACCGTTGGACGTCTTGATCGTAGTCTCGATGTCCGTCAGCACATTGAAAGTAAACGTCGTACCCAGATCGATAACATGTGACGGCGCTTGACCCAGGTTACCCTGTGCGGCGTCAAAAATCGACTGGTCCTTGAATCGAACCCAGAGGTCCGACAGTTTGGCGCGAGAGTCTTGGTGTTGGGTAATCGAGAGATTACCGACATCGACACCGTCAAACTCGTCGCCGTTGTCTACCGGGATACGGTAGCGATCGACAGTGATCTTGTCAGAAAATTGGCGCTTAGTCTCACCTTCGCCGTAGGCAGTTTCCTTACCTTTTTTCGCCTTGCCCGAAATGTTGCCGGAGAAGTCGAAAACGACAGTGTGACCTTCTTTCGCTGATGCGTTGTTGACCTGGTACACCACAGAGTCTTTGGTGGCACCCGTCATGGGAGACCAAAAAGACTTCGAGGCACCTTGTACCATGCCTTCACGCAGCCAGCGCTTGCGCTTCAAATCTGACGAAATCGGAACAACAGCAGTTGTCATATTCGTCACCTTAATAGCGAGTTAGTAAATGGATTGGTGCTAAGATGAGTCGCTATTACACCGTAAAGCGAGATCTTTTGCTAAACGGTGTCTGTAGCTCGAGGAGAGGAATACTGACACTGAACTTATATTATAACGCGTCTTCGTCAATAAAAATAATTTTATTTGTTTTGTGCTTTATATGCTGCAAGGCGAGCATAAGCCATTGGATTTTCCATCAAGACAGAGTATGACTGAACGTAGTTGCCCTGACCGTTAGGAAAAGGAGATATAGTAGTACTGATACCTCCAACACATACCCAGCCAAAGAACCTCAAATACTCGACAGCTTCAGCCAGAGCTTCAGGTGTGCCGCGCTCGAGAACATGATTGTAATTGAGCGCTTGTATTTCTTCAAATGTCGGTTGTGTCATGTGTCACCAAGTAGGTTCCCGCCGGCAGCACAGAGCCCTTCCCAAAACTCTGCCTCAACGCGGCTGCCGACGGGAATTCTTTAGAAGAGAGTGGTTTCGTATGTATTTGTGAAGTCATGCCCTTGTGCTTCATCAGTCGGCTCAGAACTGCCAGCAACATCGCTGAAATTCGGGTCTTCTTCATCGTTAGTCTCGGTACCTTGGATGACCTTTTCTTTGCCGAGGTATTCTCCGGCTTTGGTGAGGAATTGCTCGAAAGTGATTTCTCCACTCTCAAGCTGCTTAGTGAAGCGAGGAGGAAGATCGTTTGCAACGATGTCATCGTTGAGTTCGATGCCAGTTTGCTCAGACCAGACTTTCATCTGCTCCGCACGAATCTCCACTTCACCTTTATTGCCAGCAGTTTCGACCACTTGAGCCAGTTCATCTGCCAGATTGCTCTTCGCGGCAGTCTCGTATTCATTGATTTTCGCTCGCCAGGCATCAGGATTGCTGGTTTTCAGCTCGTTGAGTTCAGTCTTCTGCTCATCAGTCAACGAGAGTGAAGCGTTGTTAAGGATTCGCTCCTGAAGAGTGTTAGTGATACTCTCCTGTCGCTTCAATTCCTGGCGGGACTTGGTGTAACTTGCCTGTGTATCGCGATACCGGCGTTCGGAGAGTACAGCAGCCATCGTGATATCATCAACTTCTTCTGATAGCTTCCAATTACCGCTATCATCGCGTTCCATGGTATCAACCAGCTTGTTAATGCGCTGTTGAGCTTCTGTTTGGGAGGTGTTTTCTTTTGACATTAGTAGATTCCTGTAATAGGTGTACTGTAAAATCAACATTTTATCACAAAAAGGTTCCCTTTGTACACAGTTTTCGATAAAATAATTATTCATCTGTTTACATACACGCAGGAGTAGCGAATGTCGTCTCAATCCCACAGCTTTTCTACTAGTTCTGAGGCAGATACAGCCTTTGTAGAAAGCCTCAGAATCAGTGAACGACAGAAAGGCCGAGCTAATTTCAGTTGGGTAGTTGTTCAAGCCCTGAAAGACTACGCAGAGAAAGTCAAAAAGCAGGAGAAAGAACAGCATGGATGAGTCAACCAAATTAGGAGCATTCGCGCACCTAAAGAATGGGCTGACTCCAACCGAAGTTTCAGACCTAATGCCTGAAGTATCGTATGCGCAGGCTCTCAGGTTACGCAAAGAGTTAGTTGCAGCTGAGGAGACAAATACCCTCAATCAACTGTTTAACATGGAAGATGCTGCGATCGAACTCCTTCTGGAAGCAGTGCAACAAAAACTCTCAGAACCAGCTGAAGTACTGGAAAGCGCGAACCTAGTGCCAGCTGAAATTAATCGTATAGCACAAGGTGTTGCTGGTGCTCAGAAGCTGGACGTATCAGCGCAACAAGCAGCAGAGGCAATCCTTCTGAAAATCAAGCTTGTAGCGCCAATGACAGCTAACTCTGAGACTCTCGTCTCTCTTGCTGATGCGTTGTGTAAAATACAAGTAGCATTCTTTGGTCCGGCAGGAGGTCCTGCAGGTTCTGACTCAAATTCACCTGGCAGCTTCGAGAAATATCTACGTGATTAGTGAAGACAAGTTTCTAGAGCTGTTCCCAGAACGCCATGACCTATGGGAATTGCTAACGACTAAACCATCCAACAAAGAAGAGTTATTCAAGAAGTACCTGCCATCAAAGCTGTGGCGCATGAATAACTTGTACAAGATCATCGACAAGCATGGTGAGCACATCGATTTCCAGATGAACTATGCGCAGATGAAAGTATACGCAGCTGTGCTCCAACACCCACGCTTGATCATTCTCAAAAGTCGGCAGCAAGGCATCAGTACATTCTGGCTGTTGTTTTTCCTTGATGACACCATAGTTTACAAGAACTATAACTGTGGTCTCATGGCGCAAGGTAAGGATGAAGCAGGTACTTTGCTAGAGCGTCTGAAGTTTGCGTGGGATAACCTAGATGCGGACGTGAAGAGCTTTCTAGGGGTACGTGTAACCAAAGACAACTCGCATGAGTTCCGGTTATCCAACAAGTCTACAATGTTCATACGAACAAGCTTCCGTTCTGCCACCTTGCAACGTCTACACATATCAGAACTCGGCAAGATCGCTAACAAGTATCCAGAACGTGCAAAGGAAACTAAAACAGGTACACTTCAGGCATTGGCTCCAGGTAACATCGGTGTTATCGAGTCTACTGCTGAAGGCGTCAACATGTTCAAGTACACGTGGGATGCCTCAGTCAAACTCTTTCAAGCAGGTCGTCTGGCGAGTAAGGATTTCTACCCAGTATTCTTATCCTGGATCGAAGACCCTGATTGTGTGGAATCAGAAGAGCAGTATCCATCAGATGAAGAGATAGCATATTTCTTGCGCATCGAGTCAGAGTTAGGTATCACGCTGACTAAAGAACAGAAGAACTTCTGGATTATGCAACATCGCGAACTAGAAGGCGATATCCACCAAGAATATCCAGCTACTCCTGAAGAAGCATTCACAGCTGCGCAAGACGGAACCTATTGGGCGAAGCGCTACCTAGCTTGTGTTGTGCGAGGCGGTCATCGACTAGCAAGGGAACAATTATACGACAAAAACTTGCCTTGTTATATTGCGATCGACTCTGGTCGAGATGATTACTTCGTCATTGCTATCTTTCAGGTATGGAATGGTCAGATTCGTATCATACATGAGTACTACGATAACGGTGAATGGCTTGGGCATTATGTCGAACAAGTTAAAGAGATTAAAGAAGAGTACGGATATGACATTCGTGACTGGTTCTTACCGCATGATATGGGCGTAGTTGATATTAGTCAGCGTGAGGGCAAAACCAGAGAAGAGATTCTCAACGAAGAAGGTGTGACTGAAACAGTCTTGTTAGAGAAGCTAGACAAGCGTCAAGGTATCGAGGAAGTGCGTCAAGTATTTCCTACCATCTGGATAGCTGAAGAATGCGAATACCTAGAGCAGTGCTGTTTGAATTACACCAAGGAGTGGGACCCTGTGCGTGAAGTGTGGAAACGCGAGCCGAAAAGGAATCGTTGGGCGCACGGCGCAGATACTATCAGGTATATCGTACAAGCTGTACGCTTTCACTTAGCCGATGACACTGATGATGCATGGGCTGCATACTTTAAAACCCAAGGTTTAAGTATCTAACACTGTATAAGTAATGCGGAGTGGCATTGTGAAGCAGGTATCAATAAATTTATTGACATACCAGGGCAGGCCGTCTCCAATTCGAAAAATCGTGAAAAAGTCCGCGGCGGAATTGCTCCTAGGGGGCGCAGAAAATCAAACCACCGACTAGCGAACGATAACGATTATCGCTAGCAAACGAGAACAATTATCACTAACAAACAAGAATCACTACCAAACAGTAATGACTATCACTAACAAACAAGAACCACTATCGAGTACCATAACAGAACTCACTAACACCAAGTACCATAACAGAACCCACTAACACCAAGTACCATAACAGAACCTACCATTCTCTAAGTACCATAACAGAACTGTGAACCAGTTCACACTGTAGATATTTCACAAAAATAAAGTTTTACAATGGTGAATATTGGCCTATAATTATCACATGTCTAGCGGATACTAGGCATATTGAATGTCTGTCACCTGGTGACAGACTAGGTGGCAGACATAACTTAAACCTATACAAAGGTATATATGTTATGACTACTATCAAGAAAAACTTTGTTGAAATCTTTGAGATTCTTGAGAATAACAAAGATCAGAAAGTGAAAGATGTGCTTGCAGAATTGCTTCCGCTTATGGAAAGCAAGCAACGGGATAAGAATCATGAATACCGGGATGGCAAGCTCTGGATTTTCTGCTACTACCACAAAGAGTGGGAAGCAGTTGACAAAGTAGAATATGGTTCTAAGAAGAACACACCAACTGGCTATAACACAATGTGTAAGGTTGGTGTGAACTGCTGGACCAAGCAACAACGGACATTCAAGTCTGCCAAGGCTGACTTGTTGAACCAGATTGTTGAGGGCTCACTGAAGCCTGAAGACCTGGAAGACAAGCTGGCTGAGCTGGAAGCAGAAAGAGACAACATCAAGCCTCTTGCTGAATTCCTGGCAGAAAAAGCTCTGGAAGCTGTTACTGAAGAGTAACAGCTAATCCTGGACCTAGCAAGAGCTAGGTCCAGGACCACATCCAGAGGCGATGACACTCGGACCAATAGAGGTCCAGGTGGTGGGGACCTATGGCTTTTGAAAAGTTCGAGGCGGAACCTAGGGAGGCTGGCGCTATTTACTGACATGTATTTATATGCGATATATGTTTGCTATTTTCATGTAATATATTCATGTAATTTATTTTTAATAATCAAAAAAATAGATATATATATATACCCCCCGCGATCGTGACTGGGAAAC